TTTTGACAAGCGAATGTCACCTCAAGAGATTTTGGCAGCATTTGATATTTTACATGAAATATGTAGAGTATCTGGTAATTATAATGAAAAAGAATTGAGGGTTGTGAGATGTATTGGAGAGGATACCGCCTTTCCTCTAGTGGATTATGCTGGTGATTTGGTCCAATTTTATGGATCAAACCCATCAGGAAATCCTCTAACTGTTATACTGAATAGCATCGTCAATTCGCTAAGGATGAGATATGTATATTATATGTTGAATCCTAGAAGGGAATGTGATTCATTTAATAAGAGAGTTGCATTACTTACTTATGGGGATGACAATATTATGTCAGTTAAGGATGATATTGAATGGTTTCACCATACTAATATTGCTGAAGCTTTTGGAAAGCTAGATATAGAATATACTATGGCTGATAAGGAGGCAATAAGTGTACCATTCATAAACATATCTGAAGCTTCTTTTTTAAAAAGAACTTGGAGATATGATGAAAATCTCAATTGTCATTTAGCTCCTTTGGACCATGATTCTATTGAGAAAATGCTAACTGTTTGGACAAGATCCAAATCTATACCAGAAGAAGCTCAGTGTATTGCTATTATTTCTACAGCAATTAGAGAATATTTCTTTTATGGAAAAGAGATCTTTACAGAGAGAAGAGAACTTTTGAAACAGTTGGTAAATAATCTTGAGATGGCTGATTGGGTAGAGAATGCCACATTCCCTACGTGGGAGGAACTTGAATCCCAATTTTGGCAATCATCTAAACATGTTGGTGCAAAAACTCACACTATTGAATCTGAAGTTGATAGGGAAATCTATTTTCCTTTTTTAACATATCATTTGGACGGTGATTTAATGGATTATTATAGTGAACAATTTGCACAAATCGATTTACAGTCTGATGAGAGATGGGATATTGAAGAGTACGATATCTTTAAATTTCCAACTTATCAGAGTGCAACAAACTATGATCTTAGTATACACACTTATATGTTCTATGCAGAACTTTTGGATCGTTTTTTGCA